GGGGAAAGGGCGCGGCGCTCCGCCTGATTCAGCTCTTCCATTCCGCCCCGGAAATACCGGACCAGGGCGGCCCGGCGTTCGGCCTCGGCATCATCCATTCCGTCTTTACGGTTTTCGGTGGGGATGCTCGGGCGGTTCATCCGGGTTTCCAGCTCTGTGAGCGTTTTGCGGATCTCCGTCAGATCGGCGTTGGCCGCCTCCACCTTTTCGACCACATCCGCCGGCGCGTATCCTCTCTCCTCCACGGCTTTCAGTCGTTCATCATTCGCCTGTTTGAACGCTTCAAACGCCCGGTTCAGGTTGTCCACCGCGCCGCGCACCTCAGCGATCGGCGGTGCGCCGTCATCTCCGGCCGGGGCGTTCCGATATTCCATCGGTCTGCTCATAATCATGCTCCCTTCAGGGTGTTGTTTAGCTGCCGCAGGCTGTCAGCCAAAGCGGCGATATCTTCCGTGTGCATGGCGGCCCGGCTGTTCCGAACAGCCACGATATCCGCTTTGTCATTGGCCGGGAAAATCACCGGCCCCCACTCGTACAAAACCAAATCGTCGATCACCCGGACGCCGTCCTCCATAT